GGGTCACCAAAATCTGGCAGGAAGAAGACGGGTCGGCCCATTACGTCTCGGCGATCGGCGACACGCCGATCGGGCGCCACATCGCGGGCCTGGTCGACCCCGAGGGCGATGAGCCCGCGTTCCTGCGCGGGGTCTCGATCCGCGGCAACTGGGTCGGCTCTCCCCGCCGCGAGCGCAACCCGGATGGGTCCGGGTTCCTCGAGACCGCCTCCGACCTGGAGATCGGCCGCCTGGACTGGACCAGCGAGCCCGGCGTCATCGGCGCGGGCGTCGACTCGTTCCGCTACGCCGGCACGGGCGGCGAAGAGTCCGGCGAGCGCTACGCGATCTCGGAATCAGCACCGGAGGCCCTGGTGGAAACCGCCATCACAGAGGAAACGATGCCAGCGAACCCGGTAGCGGAGGCGATGCCGGCAGCAGCCCGGGAGGCTGCGCGGTCCGTGCTGCCGCTGGACGTGCCGCACCTGCTGGCCAACGGCCTGTGCGCCATCTGCCCGGGCGTGGCCGAGGCGGCGAAGGACCCGGCGAAGCCGTACGGCGACGTGGTTTACGCCGACAACGGCTACCAGAAGGACGGCAAGAAGAGGTACCCCCTCGACAGCCCTGCTCATGTCCGGAGCGCCTGGTCGTACATCAACCAGGCAAAGAACGCCGCACTGTACACCGCCCCGCAGCTCAAGCGGGTCAAGAACCGCATCAAGGCGGCGATGGGGAAGATCGGCGCGAAGGTGGCCGCCGCCGAGGGCTGGACCGTCGGCCCGGCCATCGAGGTGACCGAGGCGCTCGTCGAGTACTACGGCGGCGACAGCGACGCCTGCGGCTCCTACTCGCTGTCCGCCACGAACGGCCCCACCACGGTCACCGTCTGCTCCTGGGGCCTTGATCCGGCCGACCTGCAGGTGATCCTCGCGCAGGCGTGCAAGGGCGCGGGGATGGCCCTGTCGGCGATCGACCCGGACATGGACGGCGACGTCGACCTGCCCGGCGATAACCCGGGCGAGTCCGCCGCGGAGCCGGGAGAGCCTGCCGCCGAGGCGGACCAGGCGGTCCCTGCCGTCACCGAGACGGCGCCCACCGAAGACACGGCACCGGAACCGGCTGCCGACCGAGAAGGAACGGAGGAGCCCGCGATGAGCGAGGCCACCACCACAGAGACGGTCGCGCCGGCCCCGGCTGCCGCTTCCGCTGCCAGCGTCCCGGAGGACCTGGTGCTGAAGTACCAGAAGAAGCTGGCGAAGAAGGAGGCCGCACGGCGCCTCGCCGCCGGCTCTCCCGCCGAGTCCGCCCCCGCCGCGCCCGCGACGGTGACGGAGACCGAGGACGAGCGGGTTAACCGCATCGTCTCCGAGCGGCTCGCCGCCGAGCGCGCCGCGGCCGCGGTCACCGAGACCGACGACCAGCGGATCAGCCGCCTCGTCGAAGAGCGCCTGGTCCGCGAACGGCAGGAGATCACCGCCGCCGGCGGCGGCCCCGCCCGCAAGGGCCTCGTCACCGAGCACGCCGGGTCCGGCGGCTCCTCCGGCGAGATCCCCGCCGACTTCCCCATGAAGAACGGCGTGATGATCCCGACCGAGGAGTGGACGGACGACCAGCGGCGCGCCGTCGGCGGCCAGCTCCAGGCCTACGTCCTCGGCGACCGCGCGAACCGGTAGCACCGGCGCGGCCCTTAACCGGGCCGCGCCCCCTGAACGCATCCTGACCGCCAGCCGCATCCGGCTGGTGCCTTCCGGCGGTGACGGTCCACCCAAGCCACCACGCCCCGGAAGGGACACAGTCATGCCCAGCGAGCTCCGCGAGGCACTCACCGTCAGCGGTGTAGGCCCGCTTCTCCCGAAGATCATCGACCCGCTCCTCCTGGAGTACATGCGGCGCATCGCGCCCCTGGTGCGGGCGATCCCGTCGACCAAGTGGGACACGGACCAGTACTACTGGAACAACCGGTCGCAGGTGGCGAACGGCGGGTTCGTGTCCGACGGCGGCGCGGCACCCGTCTCCAACAGCACGTACAACCAGTCGAGCTTCCAGATGAAGCACCTGCAGATCGTCGGCGCGGTCACCGGGTACAGCCAGGCCGTGACCCGCATGGTGATCGGCGACCTGCGGCAGACTGAAATCGAGGGCTCCATCCAGGGCCTGCTCTGGGACACCGAGACCGCGATCGACTGGGGCAACTCGGCCTCCACGATCAACGGTGCCCGCCCGCAGTTCGACGGCCTCGACACGCAGGTCTCGACTTACTCCGGGGCGTACCAGAACGCGCTGGACAAGGGCGGCAACACGCTCACCACCGCGCACCTCGACGAGCTGATGAACATGGTGCAGATCAACGCGTCCATGCCGCTCCTCGGGTCGAGCTGGATGTTCGTCTGCTCCTCCACGGTCATCAGCAAGGTCGCCCAGCTCCTGTCGGGGCAGCAGCGGTTCAGCCAGGTGCAGGTCGCCCCCGGCCTCCTCGTCGACTCCTACCGCAACATCCCCATGATGACGACGTCGTTCCTGGCGCCGCAGTCCTACGGCATGGGCACCGTCACCGCGGCGGGCGCGTCCGGCTCCCTGCCGGGCGGCCTGTCCTCGCTGACCGGCTCCCTGGCCAACGCCGCCTACAAGTACGTGGTGGCGCCGGTGATCGCCCGGTCGGGCGAGATCCTGCCGTGCGCTGAGGTCACGGCCACCACGGGCGGCGCCTCCGGGTACGCCACCCTGTCGTTCTCCATCCCGTCCGGGCAGGACGGCGCCCTGCCCACCCTGTACAAGGTGTACCGGACCGCATCCGGCGGGGCGGCCGGGTCCGAGACGTTCCTCGGCTACGTCGACTCCACCGTGGGCCTGGCGGCCGACGGGGTGACCCCGGTGTACGCGACCTGCATCGTCGACTCGGGGGCGGCTCTCATCCCCGTCGTCGGCTCGTCCGCGACCACCGTCCCCGGCACCCTGGCGACCACGTACTTCGGCACCAACACCGGCATGTACCCCCTGGCAGCCGGCCTGGAGAACATCTACCTCATGGCCCGCGACCGGAACTTCATCATCCGGCCCTACGTGAGGGAATGCATGCCGCTCGATGTTTACCCAACGACAAACAGCCCGGACTCACTTCCTTACGCTTTGGTTACTGACACTTGCCTGGCAGTGCGCGCACCGCGCTACCTCGGCAGGCTCAGCCGGGTAACTACTAGCGTTTAGTCGCTTGCAATTCTGGCGCAATGTAAGATGTTTATGCGCTAGAATTAGGCCACAATAGACCCCGGCGCCTGCTGATACAGGCCCGGGGCGTGGCCGACTAGTAGGAGTCGACATGGAACAGCGTACAATCGCGCGCTTCTGGAGCAAGATCGAGCCGAACAGCCCGGTCCCCGAGTACGCGCCGGACCTCGGTCCGTGCTGGGTCTGGCAGGGCGCCCCCGGAGAAAACGGGTACGGCTACTTCTGGTATGACGACAAGAAGAGGCTGGCGCACCGCTTCTCATTCGAGCTGTTCATCGGGCCGATTCCCGATGGCCTCACGCTTGATCACCTGTGCCGGGTGACGATGTGCGTGCATCCCCGCCACCTTGAGCCCGTAACCGACCGGGTGAACATCCTGCGGGGAACGGGGCCGGGGGCACGGAACGCGCTCGCGACAGAATGCGCCTACGGGCACCCGTTCGACACGGAGAACACCTACTGGTATCCCAACGGGGACCGGGGCTGCCGCGCCTGCATCCGCAGGTGGCGCAAGGAGCAGGGCGACAAGAACCGCACCGGGGCCGGCAAGGGCGGCCACCAGCGGGCCAAGACCCACTGCCCGCAGGGCCACGAGTACACGCCCGAGAACACTTACGTCCAGCCGGGCGGCGGGCGGCAGTGCCGGATATGCATCCGCATACGGAACCGCGAGAACATGCGGGCCAAGCGGGCCGCCGCGAAGGCCGCTGCTACTGCCGCACAGGCCTAGTTCTGAGCAACCCGGGACGGCCTGTTCGCGGCGGACTGCTCTGCCGTCGCGAACAGGCCGTCCCTCAACCGAAAGGCAAGCTCATGTACCTGCGCAAGGACAAGGGCGGATCCGGCATCCTGTGGGAAGGGACCGAGTACGAATGGCCGGAGGCTGGCTTCGTCACCGAGGTCCCGGACCAGCTCGGCCGGGAGCTGCTCGCGATCCCCGAGGGAGGGTTCGAGAAGGTCGGCGAACCGGAGCCGGTCACGGAGATCACAGAGCCGGGTCCGGCGGGCGAGATCACCGAAGGCGCCGGCAAGGAGACCGCGACCGAGGCGGACGGCGCCGAGGGAGACGACGGCGGCGGCGCCGAGGGCGGGAAGCCCGGTGCGGCCAAGCCGGAAGACGGCGGGCCGAAGCGCGGCACGGCCCGCAAGCCTGCCGCCCAGAAGTAGCCCATTCCGCTCGCAGGGACGGGGTGACCGGTCATGGCGGACAGCCCTGTGCCCATCGTCTCGGCCGCCCAGTTCACGGCGGGACCGTACAGCGACCTGGTCAAGGGCTACAGCACCCAGGCCTTGTCCGACTTGCTGTCGGAGGCGACGCGGGAGTGCGAGTCGGAGACCGGCCGCCGCCTCGTCCCGTTCACGTCGGTGCCGGAAACGCACCGGGCCGAGGGCATGGACCCCGACGAGTACACCGACTCGGCGAACATCCCCATGGACATCCAGGGCACCCTCGGCCGCTCCTACGCCCAGGCCCTCGGCGTCACCACCCTGGTCAGGCACTGCTGGCTGAACGAGTACGCGGTCCGCTACCCGGAACTGTGGACCTACAGCAGCATCAGCATCCAGGTCGTCCGCTCCTACGGCGGGAACCAGAACCTGTCGACGTCCCAGTGGCAGGGGGCGGAAAACGACTCGGGTCACGTGTGGTTCCAGCTCGGCCAGTTCATCCCGATCGGGTCGCTGATCCGGGTGACGTACTCGGGCGGGTACACGGTGGCGATCCCCGCCGACCTGGTGCGGGCGGGGAAATTCATGGCCGCGTACCTCGCGGTGAGGGACCTGAATCCGGCCGCGTCGGATCATAACCCGGACGAGCTGCACACCGACGCCCTGATGGCCCTGGCTAACTACATGCGGAGCTGACGTGGCCGCCGTGAGGCTGACCGGGACCAAGCCGGGCCGGGCGAGGCGGAACCGGAAAGTGCGGTTCCGCAGCAGGCGCGGGGTCAAGCACGGCGGGTCGGTGTTCCGCGCCCATCACGCGCGCAGCCGGGCAGTATTCCGGGCACACGCCCCGAAGGCGCTGAAGGGATTCCGGGCACGGACGGCGAAGCCCTGGAAAGCGCCGAAGCCTGCGGCGTACAAGGGGATCGGGACCAGGAACCCGTTCCCGGTGCACGCGAAAGCGAAGGCGTTCAAGGCGGCCGGGCAGCACGGGCATGCGATGCGGGCCGTCAAGCGGAAGAAGGCGGCGAAGTACCGGGCGGCGAGGCCGAAGCGGATCTAGATGGCGGCACGAGAGCCCTCTTGCGACACGGACAGCACGCCCTCGGCGTGGTCGCGGATCGTCACCAGCGTAATCTCGGCTGACCTCAGCCGCTCCGCCTCGGTCTTGCCGTCGCTCGCGTCGGCGTCCGGTTCGGTGGTCATGGGGTGATCCTCCTATGCTTGGGCTATCGGCTGGCGGGCGGGCAGCTCCCGTTACGTGGTCGTGGTCCCTACGGGGCCGGTGCCGTAGCTCAGGAGAAGAGCGCCGGGTAGCTCCCGGAGGCCCAGGTTCAAGTCCTGGCGGCGCCGCCAGGTCACTCCCACCCGGCTGGCGCGCTTGCGGCCGTTTCCCGGAGTGCCGCTACCTGCTCGGGGCTCAGCTCCTTGCCGTCGGCGGTGATGCGCTCGAACTCGATCAGGTCAGTCTCGCAGCAGCCGACCAGATCCGGCCCGCGCCCCGGCTGAGGATCCGGGTTGGCGCGGAAGACGAGCCTGCCATCCTCCACTGACCACTCACCCCGCAGCGGCACCCTGAACCAGCAGTGGCCGCAGACGACGAGCGGGTTCTCGATCTCCAGCGTCTCGGGATGTCTCGGGCTCACGGGCTCGGCCTTCCGTCGTCTTCCAGCCAGGTCGGCTCCAGCTTGTAAGTCACCGAGTCGCCGTCATCCGACCCGTCCGTCACGCGGTACGGCGACCCGTTGACCAGCACCAGGTCACCCTTGCGGATCTCTTCCAGCGGGCGCGCATCGCCGTAGAGCGTCAGCTCGCCCACCGGCTTGATGTCCAGCGGATTCCATTCCAGCTTCATGCGTCCTCCCACTCGACGTCGCACGGGCAGCCGGGCACCAGGCAGCCCTCACCCTCACGCCAGTCTCCCCACGCGCCCTTGTGCTCGGTCGCGTCGTGGCTGCAGTCGCAGCCCTCGAACATCTGCACCGATTCGTAGTCTTCCCAGCCGTCTTCGCTCATCGCTAGATGACGCTGGACAGCCGGTAGTTCGGGAACGGCCACGCACCGTAGCACTCAAGCCGGTACGGCCACCGCTCTCCCGTCGGCTCCGCGAATTCGAACGGCGGCAGCGGCCAGTCAATGGGCAGGACACGCGGCGGCTGCCCGTGCGTGCATGTCGCGCACGGCCGGCCAGCAGGTACCGGCCCCCTCATCGGCGGCCACGGCGGCTCCCATGACGGAAGCAGCCTCCGGACAGTGAGCGCCGGGCTTCGCGTCGCGCCGAGCGTGTGGACGTACGGCGTCGTCACCGCGCAGACCTCGGGCTCCATTGCCGTGTCGTGGTCAGCTCGATGCCGAGCCAGACGGCATAGAACGTCAGTGGTCCCGGCTTGAACTTCTCGCAGAGGCTCGCGCGCAGGCTGAAGTCTCCCGACAGTTCAAGGCGGACACCAAGCCCGGTGACGCCGAGCGGCAGGTCGGACGTGAACGTGCCGCCTTCCGCGCAGTAGTGGTCGGCCTGCCGTTCAAGCCACGCCTGCGCGTCGGCCTGAGTGACCGTCACGCCGCCCAGCTCTTCTGCCAGCCGTCACGGTGCCGGTAGCCGGAGGCGAGCAGGCTCACGGCGAGCCGCGCGACCGCGAGCCCGGTCCACGAGCTTGCCGCGCCGCAGTCGTCGTGATCCTCGGCATCCTCCCGGATCACGCGCTCGCACAGGTCGAGCGCAGCCAGCTTCGCGTCGCAGTCGGCGATCACGTCACGCGGGTCATGGATGGCGATGTGGCGAGCCTGGGCGTCTGCATGCCGCGCTCTGGCGACATCAACGGTTCGCCATGCGGCGCGGTCGTGGATGACCCCATCGAACAGCCTTACCGGCGAGCCTGAATCGCGAACCGCGCGGTAGTGATCGATCTCCCATGTGCCCGTGCAGCCATCGCCAATCAGCGCCTGGCCCGCCGCCTTGTCTGCCTCGACCTGCGCGCGGAGCCAAGCCGTCATCTCGTCGCTCACTGCGCCAGCATCCCACGCGAGGACCGGTGACCGAGTGCCTACCTATACCGGTCTGAGCACGGTGGAAGTCCGCGAGGCGGCCTGGCTCACGACCACGGGAGATTCGCTCCCGTGGCTGCTGACGCAGGACGGCGGCCCGTTCGACGTCATCCAGGCGTTCTGGACCCGTACCCCCGGCACCCAGCAGACGCAGCTTTACGTGTCGTCACTGGAGATCGACGACGAGCGGACCTCAAGCCAGCGGATCATGCCGCACTACCAGATCACCCTTGACCTGCACTGGCCGGTCCGGGTCACCACGTCGCCGCTGCTGGAAACCGAGCAGCAGAACCTGAAGAACGCCGTCGACCTCCTCGTGCAGCGGATACGCGGGCCGGTAGGCGACAAGACGCACGGCGGGGCGTTCCTGTCCGCCGGGGAAGTACCGAGGTCGCCGGGCGTGCACGTCTCGTTCGAGCACCCGATGCAGACCGTGCCGGCGGACAAGGAACTGCGCGCCTCGGTTACCTACTACGCGGATGACGACGAGGTCAACGGCTAGCCCTGCTCCTGCCCGATGGCGCGCTGGCACTCAAGCTCCTGCCCGCACCGCTCGCGCTCCGCGACATAGCCGCGCTGCCCGGGCACGTACTCGCCGACCCGGTAGGCGACTGACCGTTCGCCTATCTCAAGCCTGAGCACCGCTCCCCGGTAGCCGAACGGGTCGCCGTCGCCGGGCTCGCCAGCCTCTCGAAGCGAAGCCCACGGCGACTCGCCCGCGTCGGCCAGGGCGAGCAGCGGAACCGTGATCAGCACGTGCTCGTCCGCTGCGGCGATGCGCAGTCTCGGCCCGTTCGGCGGGTCATCGACGAAGGCCACCAGCACCTCGCCGAACTCGCGGCCGGCCACCTCGCTCACCCCCCCAACCTTAGCCCGCCACCGGGAGGCAGCCGCATGGCCAAGTTCAGGAACGACACCGGCAGCGTCCTGCGATCGCAGGCGTTCGGGGTCATCCCGCCCGGCGAGTTCGAGGCCGAAGGCTACGACCCGGAGGTCCACGGGGTGATCCCCGGCTGCACCCGCCTGGACGGCCCGGAGAGCGGCACAGCGCCGGCGGAAGCCCCTGACGACAAGCCTGCGGGCAAGCGCGGCAAGGCCGCCGGACACGACAAGGAGGCCGGCGAATGACCTACCTGTCACGCCTCGCCAAGCTCGGGCTGGCCAAGGAGGGCACCCAGTACACCTACACCGCCCCGGCCATCTCCGTCCCGTTCACGACCGCGAAGTTCATCGACGTCATCGCCCCGCTGCGGGATGAGTCGGTGCGGGCGAACGACAGCGTGGTCCAGGGCCTGAACCAGGGGCCCGCCTACTGCACGTGGGATATCGAGTCGAACGCGTACGCGGACCTGATCGGCCACTTCATGCGGGCCATGATCGGCCCGGACACGGTGGCGGCGGGCGTGTCGACGACCCTGGCGTCGAACTGCGCGGCCGGGGCGACGTCACTGACCCTGACCGTGACCGTGCCGACGAACAGCGTCATCCAGATCTCCGATTCCGCCGGCGCGAACCTTGAGTGGGTGAAGGTGACCACGGTGGGGACCGCGGCGACCGTCGTCGTCCCGGCGACGGGCACGAAGTACGCGCACACCGCGGCGGGCGGGGCGGTGCTGTCCCAGTCCACGCACGTGTTCAAGGCGAACCGCACCTTCAGCACGGTGTGGCCGACCTACTCGTTCACGGTCGACGACGGGACCGACCAGCTCGGCTGGCCCGGCTGCGTCATGTCCGACCTGGCGATCAAGATCGACCCGAAGGGGTTCATCACCTGCTCCCCGAAGTACTCCGGGTTCCCGTCCGCCACCCAGTCGACGTTCGCGTACGCGGCGTCGGCGGTGCAGCCGATCGTCGGCTGGGCGTGGACCGTCACCAACGGCGGCGCGGCCTCCACCCGCGGGCTGACGTTCGACCTGACGCTGAAGCGGGCCGTGGAGGTCATCGACTCCTCCGACGGCACCCAGGGGCCCCGGGAGATCTTTCCCGGCGCCATGGAGGCCGACGGCACCTACAAGGCGATCTTCGAGAACGACCTCGACATCAGCCTCTTCAAGCAGTACAGCCAGCTCCCGACAGTGCACACCCTCACCCAGCCGGTCACCTCCGGCGGGTCGGTGCTGGCGATCACCATGTCGCAGTCCGGCTACACCACCGGCGAGGTCGACCTCGCAAGCCAGTACGTGCAGCTCAACCAGGCGCTGACCGGCATCGCGAACGCAACCGACAGCGGCATCGTGTCCGTCAGCCTGTCCAACTTCCTCACCGCCGCGTACTGATACGAAAAGGACGAAATGGGCTACCGCAACCCGGTCATCACCCGCAGGTTCGACGAGCTGGTCGAGGACGGCGACACCTGCCACGTCATCATCCGTAACCCGCAGACGATGCCCGGCACCGAATTCACCGCCCTGGCCTCCCGCGGCGACACGGAAAGCGGCGAGGAAAGGATCAAGGGCGTCTGCGGGCTGATCGCCAACCTCATCATCGGCTGGCGCGTCTGGGACCCCACGGTCCCCGTCAAGGCCGACCTCGAAACCGGCGAGCTGATCCACGACGAGGAGACAGCGCCGCGGCTCCTGCAGCTCCCGGCAACCGCCGAGACCGTGGCGAAGCTTCCGCAGGCCATCCTCATGGACCTGATGGAGCAGGTGACGGGGGTCATAAACCCTCCGCAGAGCCCGGCGGAGCCTACTGGGAAGACGTCCTAGCCCCCGCCGAGTCCATCTACGACGGCACCTGGGGCGGCAGCGAAGTGCCCGCCGAGGTCGCCGACTACGAGCTGATGCGGGAAATGCACTGGTCCTGGGACGACTTCCAGGCGGCCCCCTCCTACGTGCGCCGGTACTGCTTCGACCTGATGAACATCCGCCGCCGCGTCGAGGGCGAGCGGGCGGAGCGGCGGAGCAAGGGGGGCCGGTGAGCGGCAACGCGGCCCGCGAGGTAGCGGACAGGCTCCGGGCCATCCGCGAGAAAGCGGCGGCCGAAGCGCCCCGTGCGGCGTGCGAGGCGCTCGGGCGGACAGCCGAGACCGCGGTCAAGGTCACGCTCACCTCGAGCACGCACCCCAAGGGCACCCGCACCCCGTCCAAGCCCGGCCAGCCCCCCTCGCTCATCACGGGGATGCTCCGCCGGTCCTACGCCCGGACGCCGGTCATGCAGGACGGCACAGCGGCGTTCCGGTGCCTCGTCGGGTCCAAGCTCATCTACGCGGCGGTGCACGAGTTCGGGCCGGTGACCATCACGGCGAGGAACTTCCCGCAGCTCGGCAACCCCGACGTCGGGTTCTTCGGCCGGAGCGTGACGATTCCCCGCCGCCCGGCGATGGCCACAGCGGCCAGGAGGCTGGAGAGCACCGGGATGGCCACGCGGGTCACCACCGACGCGTGGCGGGCGGTCATGGACTTCTAGGCACTCGCGACGGGGGCGATCCCCCTTGTCCCTGCCCCCCGTCATCCAGGAGTTCAGCATCCAGGCCGCGAACTTCCTCGCGGGGATCGACGCAATGCTGGAGCGGACCGACAAGCTCGCCGCGTCCCTTGATGCCGCCGCGGCGGCGGCGGAGCGCCTGTCCGGGGTGGCGGACGCCACGGGCGGGGCCGCGGACCGGCTCGCCGAGGCGGAGAACGCCGCCGCCGGGCGGGCCGGCGCCCTGATGGGCGCGCTCGATGAGACGGTCGCGGCGCTGGACCGGACCGCCGGGGCGCTGGATGCCAGCACGGCAGCCGCCGACGAGCTCGCCGCCGCCTACGACCGGGCCGGGGAGTCGGCGACGGTAGCGGGGGACCGCGCCGAGGGCGCGTCGGGGAAGGCATCGGCGTTCGGCGGCGTGATGAAGACGGCCCTGCTCGGGGTCGGGCTAGCCGCGGTGTACGGGATCGACAAGGCCGCGAAGTTCCAGTCGTCGATCGAGCAGCTCCACACCCAGGCCGGGGTCGCGCAGTCGAAGCTCGCCGGGCTGTCGCAGGGGGTCCTGCAGCTCGCGACCACGACCGGCGAGGGCCCGCAGTCACTGGCGGAGTCGCTGTACCACGTCGCGTCCAACATGGCGTCGATGGGCGCGTCCGCTCCCAAGATGCTCGGGATGGTCAAGATCGCCGCGGAGGGCGCGCAGGTCGGCGGCGCGAGCCTGGTCGACGTGACCAACGCCCTCACCGCCGCGGTCGCGTCCGGGATCCCCGGGGTGAACAACTTCCAGCAGGCCATGGGCATGCTGAACGCCACCGTCGGCAGCGGTGACATGCACATGCAGGACCTGGCCGACGCGTTCTCCACCGGGCTCCTCGCCGTCGTCAAGGGCTACGGGATCACCCTGAAGGACACGGGGGCCGCGCTTGCCGTCTTCGGTGACAACAACATCCGCGGGGCCAAGGCCGGGACCGACTTCCGGATGGCCGTGCAGGCCCTCGCAGTTCCCGCCGCCGCCGGGGCAGCGCAGCTCAAGGCCCTCGGGCTGAACTCCAAGTCCCTCGCGTCCGACATGCAGTCCGGCGGCCTCATGAAGGCCCTCGACGACCTCACCGGGCGGTTCAAGAAGAACGGGATCACCGCGAAGGACCAGGGCGAGGTCATCACCACCCTGTTCGGGAAGAAAGCCGGGTCGGGCATCGCGGTCCTGCTCGGGCAGATGGACCGGCTGAAGTCGAAGTACCCGGACATCCAGAAGGGCGCCGACAAGTTCGCGGGCGCCTGGCAGGACCGGCAGAAGACGATGGCGCAGCAGTGGGATCAGCTGAAGTCCGGCGCGCAGGCCCTCGCGATCAGCTTCGGGACCGTGCTCCTCCCGCCCGCGACGAAGATCGTCGGGGCACTGGCGAAGTTCGGGGCGTTCCTCGAGAAGCATCCCGCCGTGGCCGCGTTCGCCGGGGCGATCCTCGCGGTCGCCGCCGCGTTCAAGATCGTGGCCGCCGCCGAGGCCATATTCGACGCCGTCACCGACGCCAACCCGGTCATGCTCGTCCTGGTCGCCGTCATCGCCCTGGCGGCCGGCCTGTACGAGCTGTACAAGCACAGCAAGCTTGTCCGCGACATCGTGGCCGATGTCGGCAAGTTCTTCAAGTCGGCCTGGAACGACGCGATGAAGGGCGCCGACGCGGTCATCAAGTGGTTCACGGGCGGCCCGCTCGCGTTCATCAAGCAGCAGCTCGCCGTCTTCTCCAAGTTCTGGGATCAGCACGGCGCGCAGATCAAGCAGATCGCGAAAGCCGCCTGGGCTTTTATCCGCGACGTCATCACCACTGCCTGGAAAATGGTCTGGGACGGGACGATCCGCCCCGGTCTCGTCATCCTGGAAGCGCTGTGGAAGGTCGCCTGGGGGCTGATCAGGGACACGGTGCGCCTGGTCTGGCGCATGATCGCCGTCGACGTCAGTACCGCGATAAAGATCGTCCTCGACATCATCGGCGTGGTCCTGGACCTGATCACGGGCAAGTGGGGCAAGGCGTGGAATGACCTGAAGAAGCTGGCCTCCGACGCCCTCCACGGTGCTATCTCGATCATCACGACCATGACGTCCGGGTTCGGGACCCTGCTGTGGGACGCGGGCAAGGCCATCGTGCAGGGGCTGATCAACGGCGTCAAGTCGATGCTCGGCGCCGTCGGCAAGGTCGCCGGCGACATCGGGCACGGGGTCGTCGGCGCGTTCAAGGCCGTGACGGGGATCTTCTCCCCGAGCAAGGTGTTCTACGCGCTCGGCGGGAACATCACGACCGGGCTGGCGCTCGGCATCACGGAGACCGCCGCGCAGGCCTACGCCGCGGCCCGGGCCCTGGCGGCGAAGGTCACGGCCGCGTTCGGGGCCGGGCAGATCACCGGCAGCGAGGAGTCCAGCCTCCTCGCCCGGATCAGCACCGGCCTGTCGGCCCGGAACCTGTCCCTGGCGAAGATCGCCGCGTCTATCGATGCCGCGAAGCTCGGCGCGGACATTACCGCCCGCATCGGCGCCGGGATCACCGAGACCATGCCGCAGGCGCGGGCCGCCGCCCGCAAGCTCATGGCGGCGATCGCCCGGGAAGTGGCACGCGGGCAGATCAGCACCGCCCAGGCCGCGCAGCTCACCCTGAAAATCCAGGAGGACCTGACCTCCCGGCAGGACAAGCTCGTCAAGACGATGCAGGCGATCGGCCTGAAGATGGCCGCCGGGCTCCTGACGTCCCTGGAGGGCGCCACCTCGGCATCCACGGCGAAGACGGCCGTGAACAAGCTGATCAGCTACGTGCAGCAGGCGTGGGCGGCCGGGGACATCAGCACCTCGAAGGCCTCGTCGATGACGAAGTGGCTCGAGTCCGACAGCACCCGCCTCCAGGGCCTCGCCGCCAGGCGGCAGGCGCTGCTCGCGACGATCAAGGCAGCCGACGCCTACGCCGCCACCACGACCTCGAACACCGAGTCGTGGGCGGGCCTGTCGAACGTCGCCTCCTCGACGACCTCGGGCGGCATGACCTACAGCGGGAACCTCCTCGCCGGCATGCAGGCCAACCTCACCGCCATCCGCCAGTTCGGGGCCGCGATCAAGAAGCTCGCGCACCTGGGGCTCCGCAAGGACCTCCTGAACCAGATCATCCAGATGGGCCCCGCCCAGGGACTGCAGGTCGCGAACGCCCTGATCGACGGGCCGGCGAAGGTCATCGCCGAGATGGACGCCACCCAGGCGGCGATCGTGTCCGGGTCCACGTCGCTCGGCCAGGCTGCGGCGAACGCCATGTACGACACCGGGAAGCAGGCGGGGAAAGGGTTCCTGTCCGGCCTCCAGGCACAGGAGCACCAGGTCACGGCGATGATGGACCGGGCCGCGAAGTCGATGGTGAAGACGATGCGCCGCGAGCTCGGCATGGGCGGCGGAGGAACCGGGCCCGGCGCGGCCATGCAGGTGCACGTCGCGGTGAACGGGTTCGTCGGGAACAACGCCGAGCTCACCGAGGAGATCCGGAAGGTGCTCCAGCAGGAGGTCCTGCGCTATAACCGCCGCAACGGCAAGAACGGCCTGTCCCTGAGCCTCTGAGCGCCCCTCCCTGCAGTACCCGCGCACCCGGACGGAAAGGGGGCGCGGATGGCCAGGATCACCGGTTACGGCGCCGAGGGCAACCCGGAGCCCGATGACCTCCTCGTCGACGTCGACGTGCACGACACGTCGATGGCGGGGACCGGCACCGACAAGAAGATGACGCTGCAGCAGGCGACGGGAACCGCCGTGCTGTGGCCGTCCGGCGACACGTCCGGGGTGGCGGACAGCAACGCGATCGACGCCGCGATCGGCACGTACGGGCACGTTCTCCTGTCCCCCGGCCAGTGGTACGTCGGGGCGGTCGGGCTGACGGTCAGCAACCGGTGGCTGCAGGGCAGCGGCCAGTCCACCGTCGTCAACGTGGTGGCCGGGGCCACCGGGTTCCTGGTCATCGGCGCCACGCAGCTCACCGTCTCCGACATGCAGTTCGCCATCGGCGCGGGGTCCAAGGCGATCGGCGTGACCGGTGCCAGCGACTTCCACGGCCGCGACCTGCAGATGTCCGGGTCCTCGGCGGCCGGCGGCGTCTACGTCAACGGCGACTCTGCCCTTGAGCAGCACTGGACCGACGTGGTGATGCGCGGCGTCGGCGGCAAGGCCTTCGACTACGAGCGCACCACCGCCATCTACACCGGGTCCCTGTACCTGGACCGGGTCCGGATCGTCACCCCGCCAGCCGGGGCGTACGGGTTCTACTTCAACTCGACCGCCGGGTCGCCGTCGCTGAACACCTGCTTCATGACCGAGTGCGTCGCCGACGGGTTCCTCGAGCACGCCCTCTACATCAACAACTGCGCGCAGGTCTTCCTCGAGGCCGGCAACTGGTTCGCCGTCTCGTCCTCGGCGGCGGCGGGGTCGGCGCCGGTGTACATCACCGGCGGGTCCTACGGCATTAACCTGTCCGGCGGGTACCTGTACAACGGGCTGGCCTCCGGCGGGTTCAACATCATCGTCGCCGGCGGGTCCTACTCGGTCACCATCGGCGGCGGCATCACGTTCGACGGCGACTCCGCGACGACGTGCCTGGGCCTGTCCGGGGCGGGCCCGGGAATCTACCTGGGCACCTACCAGCAGGCGATAATCGATGCCGACTACAACACGCTGACGGACACCCCGGCCGCCCTGTCGCAGCTCGAGCAGTGGCGCCTGGGAGACACCAGCGGGGCAGGGGAGGAAACGCAGCCCCGGACGACGGTGAACAACAACGTCACGCTGACGTCCGGGCTGCTGGTGCTGTCCTACTTCCGGGCGAAGAAAACCGAGTACACCGGGCACATCGAGACGACCACCAACACCGCCGCCACCGGCGGCACCTATGCCGGGATGGGGCTGTTCACCGTCTCGCCCGCCGGGCTGCTCACCCTCGTCGCCAAGGGCGAGCAGACCAGCTCGCCGGCCCTGTGGTCCTCGGCGTTCGAGTACATCGGCGGCGCGTCGGCGATCAACACGCGGATCGCCCTGTCCGCCAACTACCTCAAGCGGGCCGGGTCGCTGTACGCGGTCGGCCTCCTGTGGGTGGGCTCGGGCAGCGCGCCCCTCATCCCCTCGACGCTGCTGACCAACGGCGCCGGCGGCCTGGCCGCGGCCGGGACCCCCCTCGACCAGCTCTCGGCGCAACTGGCCGGCCAGTCGACGCTCGGCACGATCGGGACGACCACGCACGCGCAGGCAAGCCTGGCGTCGTGCGGCTTCCAGCCGTACTGCGTGCTGGAAACCTGAGGCGGCCGTGGCGGACATCCTCGACGAGGGCGGGGCGCCGCTCCTCGACGAGTCCGGCCAGAACATCTACGACGAGGCCGGCGTCCCGGCCGCCGTCGCCGGCGCCTGGTCCGCGGCGACGGCGCTGCCGTCCGGGTACGCGGTCCCGCCGCCCGCCGCCCGGTCCCTCGCCGTCCCCGTCGCCAACACGGGCCTCGGCGGGAACTGGCTGTTCGCCCTGTGCGCGTGGCGGACCCCGCCGGCGGTGCTGACCACCGTCGCGGTCGGCGACGACTCCTGCAGCACGTCACCGGGCGCGAACGTGTGGGAGCCCCTCGGGGCGCCGAACGGCACCACGCCGCTGTCCGGGAACACCGCGGCGAGCATCTGGTACTGCCGGAACGCGTTCCCCGCCCAGAACGTCTACGCCGCGCCCGACGGCCCGGTCACCGCGATGGCCGTGCAGGTCATCGAAGTGTCCGGGCTCGGCCCCTGGGCAACCCTCGCGGCGCTGTCTGCCGGGTACGCCGGGGCGGCTACCGCGGGGCCCGCGGCGGCCCCTCCCGTCCCGCCCGGGCAGGCCCTGGCCTTCACGATCCTGGCCGGCGACAACGACACCGCAACGGTCACCGGGCCCGGCGCCGCATGGACGGCCCTCAGCACCGTCACGGCGACGAACGGCACCGACCACGCCTCGGACTGCGTCCTGTCCTCCGCCTACCAGGTCACATCGCTGGCCCCGTCAGCATCGTGGTCGGTATCGGTCGCGCAGGACCTCGCGGAGGTCATCGCCGGCGTGCTGGTCACCGGCACCGTCCCCGTGGCCCCGAACCAGAACTGGCCGTACATGCAGACCCTCGCCGGGCTCGGCGCCGGGGCGCAGACCCCGTGGGACCAGGTCGCGTGGACCGACCTCACCGCCCGGCACCTGTCGGGCAGCACCCAGCGCGGCAAGCAATACGAACTGGATTCGATCCAGGCGGGCACCGTCAACCTGTCGCTGGCGAACAACGACGGGGCACTGACCGAGGGCAACCCCGCTTCCCCGTACTGGCCGAACCTGAAGGTCTACACTCCGGCGCGCCGCCTCGCCACGTGGCCGCCGCCGCCGGCGCAGAACGCCCGCACCTACAGCGTGTGGCGCGGGTTCGCCGAACGGTGGCCGCAGTCCCTCACCCCGGCCCGCTACCAGATGACCAACGCGGTCGTCACCGACGTGTACTCGCTGCTGACCCCGCTGATGCGGACCCTCGCCCAGGCGGAGATCCTCGCCGACCAGCCCTACGCGTACTGGCCGTGCAATGACCCGCAGGGGGCGCTGGCAGCGGCGAACCTGGCGGCGGGCAACAGCCGGCAGCTTCAGGCCGTGCAGTCGAAATACGGGGCGGGCGGCGCCACGGCAGCGTTCGGCGTCCCGGTGCCCTACCTGGCGGGCGACCCGTCCGCGAGCGGGTGGCAGCAGGCGTCCGTGCCCGCCGCCGGCACCCAGGGCTGGTGCCTGTACTACCAGGACGCCGGCCTGCCGGCCCTGTCCGGCGGGATCACCGCCGAAGGCTGGTTCGCCCTGGACGCCTCCCAGCCGGCCGGGCTGAACCTGGTGCCGATGGTCGTGCGGAACGCGCAGGGACCGGTACTGCAGGTCCGGGTCACCTCCGCGGGCATACTGACGCTCGACGTGTGGGACAAGATCACCCAGGCCCGCACCTCCGCCACTATTTCCGCGGCCACGATGCTCACCGGGATCCCCGTCCACATCGCCGTCGCCTTCACCCAGACCGCATGGACCCTGTACGTCGACGGGGGCGCGGTCCGCACCGCCACCGGGTCATGCAACCTCGCCAACAGCGGGTACTGGGTGTCGTACGGCGGGTACGCCGACCGGCTCGGCGCCGCCGGGTTCTGCAACATCATCGCCAGCGGGCTCGCGGTCTACGGGTACCTGCTGCCGCAGTCCCGGGTCATCTCCCACTACTACTCCGCGGTAGCCGGGATGACCGGGCAGGACACGTCCGGCCCCCGGACCGACCGGCTCCTCGGCGACGGGAACTGCGCGTACCCGCGGGTCATGCCCGCCGGGGCGAGCCTGCTCACCGGGGCCGTCGACATCGGCGGCCAGGCCGTCAGCCAGAACGTCGTCAACGTCGCCGAGTCCGACTCCTCCTGGCTGATGGTCAACTCCGCCGGCTACCTGTTCCTGCAGTCCCGCAGGGCCGGGTACGACCTGCCCGTCCTGTGGACGTTCGGGGAACTCCAGGCCGCGCCTCTCAACAGCACGTACCTGTTCAACGGCAGCATCAGCCCGTGGACCGCGGGCAACGCCGCCACCCTCTCCTACTCGGCCGCGTGGTCCTACGGGCTGGGCCAGGGGTCGCTGCTCACCGTCCCGGACGGGGTGACGGCAGGCCCCTACGCATCGTCGGAGCAGGAACCGGTCACCCCGGGCATCACCTACGCCGCCACGGCCTGGGCGTACTCCCCGCAGGGCTGGACAGGCGTCCACGTCTCAGCCGACTGGTACACCTCCGGGCACGCCCTCATCTCCTCCGCCGCGGGCCCGGTCACCGTCCTGCCGGCCGCGGCCCCGCTCGAGCTGACGGTCTCCGGCCGCGCCCCCGCCGGCGCCGCGTACGCGGCGATCTCGGTGCACATGGACGGCGTCCCCCCGAATACCACGGGCATGTACACCGGCTATGCGGCACTGGCGCCGCCGGGCGAGTACGCCTACCTCGGCGACGTCCAGACCGACTGCGACCCCAGCCAGCTGTATAACGACGTCACCCTGTCGCAGCTCGCCTCGCCGGAGGCGTACCAGGCCGCCCTGTCCGCGTCCTGCACCGCTGCGGCGGTCACCCTGACCGTGTCCCCGGCCACGGGGATCGTCACGGGCGGCGTGCTGCTCCTCGCCCCGGGGACCGCCAGCGGGGAACTCGTCACCGTCACCGCCGTGTCGGGGACCGCGATCGGGGTCACGGCGACCGCCTACTCGCACGCCGCTAACACGGCCGTGACGGTCGTGAACCAGCAGGCGTCCGGGGTCACCGTCACCGCCTCCTCGCCGGCCTCCATCGGCGCCTACGGAGACCAGACCCTCCAGCAGACGTCGTACCTGAACGACCCGGCGGCGATCGCCGACCAGGCCCAGTGGATCATCCAGACCACCGGCACCCCGGTCAACCGGATCTCCGTCCTCACCCTCGACCCGGCCGCGAACCCGGCACTGTGGCCCGTCGTGCTGGGCCTTGAAACCGGGCAGGTCGCGCAGGTCAACCGCCGCCTTCAGGGCACCCAGCTCGTGATCAGCGGCCTGTTCCAGGTCATGTCCGTCGCCCATTCCGAGGCGCCGGGGCAGTGGAAGACGAAGGTGGCGCTGGTCCCTTACCCGGGGCAGGTCCTGACCCTCGACGACCCGGTACGCGGGATTCCTGCCGCCCCGAACGTGCTCGGCTGGTTACGGGGAGGCGGCCGTGATCGGCACCCCCGTGTTCGCCGGCTTCATCTCGACCACCGCATCGGCGTCGTCGTACCAGGTGCCGATGACGACGGCCCCGGTCCCCCCCGGGGCGGTCATCGCCGTTTTCGCCGGGGCATCGGGGGCGACCGCGGCGACCGCGGTCACCGACACCCAGGGCAACACGTACGCCCTCGCCGCATCATCGACATCGAATGAGTACCTGCAGGCGTTCACCGCGACCGCCGTCACCGGGCTGAACCCGGCCGCCGGGGATTCCCTGACGGTCACGTTCGCGGCGGCCAACGGCCAGAACAAGAACATCCTCGCGGTGGCGGTCACCGGGTGCGCCGCCGCGGACATCGCCGTCGCCGCGAACGGGTCCTCGGCGTCCCCGGCGGCGGCCGGCACCGCGGCGGGCGGCAACGAGGTCATCATCGCCTGCGTGCAGAACGCGGCCGCGGGCGGGACCCCGTCGTTCCCCGCGGCGCTGCCCGTCCTCGGCATCCTCGCCCCGGGCGGCCAGCAGGCCACCGCGGTCGCCTACGGATGGGTGACGCGCGCCGGCAGTGCCGGGGTGTCCGCGACGGTCACGTCGGCCCCGTGGGCGATGATCATGCTGTCGTTCACCGCCGCGGCGCCGGCGGCCCTGGGAACGGGCGGCTCGCCGTCCGGCGGCGCCCAGCTCCCCCCGTACCCGGTGCTGCCGTCGCCCCGCACCTGGTCCCCTTCCGACAAGCT